AAAACAGCGTTCTTTAGCGCCCCCCTCTCTATCCCTACACTAAGGGGTCGGTAGTCCCGAATAGCCATTAGTATCTTGGCGGCAGTCTCTCGGATATCCCATCTTCCATGTTCAATCTTCTTAACAAACCATTTCCCATCGTCTGTCACCTTCACTATCGAGATAGCAGATTCATCTAGACGCTTCTTAGAATTAGCCGCTTGTTTGGCAACTTCCTCAAATCCTGCAAGGTCAACAGAGATGTAATAGCTTCCATAATCAGGCTCAACCCCGTATTTAATCCAATCTTCCTTGAAGATGTCAGAGCCAGCATTGGTAAACGAAGCCATGTACTCTTGTTTAAAAGCAAAGGTACTCAGGGTCTTCTTAGCACTTTCTATCTCTGCTTGGTCAATCAGGGGGTTATCAGCAGTGGTGAAGTGCCAACTCTTCCAATCAGGATCATCTTCTGACTCGCCCAACTTAAAGGTATCGTAAAACCAGTTGCGTCCTTTAGGAGTTCCGATGAAAAGCGCTCTACCCCGTTTATCAGACAAACTTGCTCGAATGACCTGTTCTCATGCTTCTGGTTTAATGTCGGCAACCTCGTCTAGTACGGCATAGGTCAAGCTAACGCCACGAAGGGTATCAGGTCTATCCGCACCACGAACGTATATCCTAGCCCCGTTTATCAGGGTAATGTCTAGGTTGTTAACGTGGGAGGATTGAATAACCTCTCTACCAAGGTCTAGCAGTAAGTCCCAAATAATCTGTCTTGATTGTCCCATAGTGGGACTAACATAAAGAACCGCAGAGCCTTGTGGACACTTGAGTCCTTCAATCAGTAGGGTAACTGCCGCCATACGACTCTTACCGCATCTACGCCCAGCAGCTACAACCTTGAACCTAGTTTGGTCTTTAAATACCTCTTGTTGCCAAGGAAGTAGAGAGAAGTTTAGATCAGCCATCAAAGTATTCCATGTTAGAAGGCTCTATCGTAATAGAGTCACTCTCGAACCAATCATCTCTACTTAGGAGTTCTGTCACCAAAGTGGCAATATGGTCTTTAGGAACAAGAAACGTATTCTTGCTTAGATAGGTAGGCTTGTTAACAGTAACAGTCCAATTAACCATATTTAGCCTCTATATCTTCATGTTGTTCATCAATTATGGTCGGTTCTTGTCCCAAGCCAGTGATATTGATGGTTACAGCACTTCTCTGACTCTTGTCCTTTTCAAACAGGCTTATAGGAAGAGTCCTATCAAGACACATCTTGAGTGCAACTAATTGATGGGGATGCTCATCATTAAGGGCTATCTCAATAACCTTCTGAGCCACATCCTTACCTCCACTCCTAATCATTAGCTCTTTAAGCTCCTTCAGACGTTGATGGTCTGTCTTAGGTAGTACAAGGGGTGGATTGTCAGCAAACCTCTGTATGGTCATCTTGACGCTTCCCTTTGGTCTTCCTCTTCCTCTTTTCAGTTGTTCCACTTTGTTCCTTTTTTCAATTTAGCTTTTTCGGTATAGGGGATGTACCACAAATATCTACCAACCCAACCTACCCCCTCCCCCCCTGTCTTTCCATACACCTAGGGTGTCTACCTACTCGTTTACCCTATCAGGGTTTACCCTACTGGTTATCCTTACAGCACTGTCAATCTATCCAGTTGTTCTAAATGAGAATCGTTCGCATTTACATCTTGTTGTGTGAAAGAGACAGATGCACCTTTTTAGGGTTACTTGAATCTTAATGAGAACTGTTCGCATTCCCTTGTCTTATCCTTCCCTTAGTGTTTACCCTTACCTTTGATCCTCTGTTTGGGGTTGTTGTTTATCTGCGACAATATTTAAAATACTCATTTCCATGTCAGGGCGAAACCCTTGATTGTGGGCATAGTGGTATAAATCCAACACTGTTTCAAACCCTCTGCATATATTGCCATTTCCCGCTGAAAGCAAGATGATCCTCTCTGGGTCTGTCAATGTCCTTTGGAAATATCGGGTATTAGGTTTGGAGGGTCTGCCCATTGTTTTTTCACCAATTAAATGAATTTAAATAATTGTAAACCATTGTTTTAAGGGTTTCTACTTATTTATTGGAAAGGCTCAGGAAGGCCATTTTTAGCCTCTCAGAGCGTCTCAAGCTGTTGCCCTCACCAACCTATGAAAAAAAGTTATTCACACCAGTAGTGATACTTATCCACATTTTCACTCTTATATAAGACCAAAGCCTGTGAATAACTGGTACTACATGGGGTATAGATATTAGGGTTTACCCTTAAGGGTTTAAAGTTGTTAAACATAGGGTTTTCCCTATAGGTAGGCTCACTGGTAAAACTAAAATATTGATTAGGAGCTGACCTTTTCAGTGATTATTAAATAGGCGTAAACATCATGACCAACACCCGTGAACAATGGCTTTTAGAGGCAACAACAGAGCTTCGCAGTCTGTTTAAACAACATGGCGTTGACTTACCTTTAGAGGTTCGCTCAAGCTGTGGCTTTCCCTCAAAATCTGCCCTTTCAAATAAGAATCGGAGAATCGGAGAATGTTGGTCTGCTAGAGCATCAGCCGATAAACACGCTGAGATTTTTATCTCTCCAACTATCAGCGACAGCATGAGGGTTTTGGACATTCTGGCTCACGAACTGGTACACGCTTGTCACCCTAATGACGGACATGGCAAGCTGTTTAAACGCACTGCCTTAGCCATTGGCTTAGAGGGCAAAATGACCGCCACAGTAGCGGGTGAGAAATTCAAGCTCTGGGCTTCGCCTGTTTTGGAAAGGCTTGGCATTTATCCTCATGCTGACTTGATCCCCTCAAACGCTCAAAAGAAACAGTCAACCAGAATGTTGAAATGTGTTTGCCGTGACTGTGGCTATACAGTAAGGGTTGCGGGTAAGTGGCTTAATGAAATGGGCGCACCACATTGCCCAGATCACGGAGAGATGGACAGCGTTTAAACAGTTTAGAGGGAAGCTCGAAAGGGCTTTTCTGTGTACTGTTGCACTATATCGAAAGGCTTTAATTATGAATACGTTTGCAATTATATGTTGGCACAATTCAGCGACAGAGGGAACGCATCAAAGTGTACTTTTTAGTGCTCGTACTATGGGCAAAGTGCTGAGAGACTTTGAGCGTTATCTGTCTCTTAATGAGCGCATGAGATCATTTAACAAGCACAATCTGATTCAGCTTGTTCATATTGACCAAGGCGTGATCGCTTCTTTTCCATCATCTTTACGTTAAAAGGCTTAAATTATGTCAGCAATCACTAACCCAGATCACATTGCACAAATGCGAATCCTCACCTTGCGCCAAGCTCTCAAGCTCGAAATGATGGGCATGAAAAGGAGAGGTCAAAGTGCTTATGCAATCCTCAAGGCCGAGGGCTATAAAGGCACTCGTCAAGCAATCTTTGACCAACTGACAGTACAGAGAGCCGAGTGGCTTGGTGAGAGCGTTTAAACAGTTTCTCTTGAGCCACTGTGACAGAGTGGCTTGAGATGCACTGTTGCATTATTTGAAAGGCTTTAAAAATGACATACAAGATTAACTCAAGCGATTTTGAAGACATGGTACAGGCTTCCCGTTGGAATGCTCTACACAATGCGGCAAATACTATGCGGACACATGGCGGAGGCTTTGCGGGTTCTTTGGCTGAGGCTTGGCAAAAGGCAGATAAAACAAATAAGACCAGAATTGAGGAGGCTTTCCCTGATCTGTTTTTCAGGTTTATGGGTGAGTCTGATCGTTCTTACTTTGGCGACAAAATTCACTGAAAGCGTTTAAACATCATGCAAAATTTAACCCTTACAGAATCACAAATTGAATACAGAGTTGAAATGGCGATTAACCGCTTAGATCGTCAATTTATGTCAAATCAAATCACACAAGATCAATACGACAGAGATATGTTGTCTCTTGATAAGTGGGCAGAGCAAGAATATCAGCACTCAAAATATGAAGGCAAATTATGAAAAATGATCTCTTGGACTACTTGACAGCAATTTTGGTGGGGCTTGCCCTCTGTTGGGGTCTGTTGGCTTATTTCGATATATTGGTAAAGTGAAATTTCAACGGGTAGGCTCACGGGTTGGGTCTATTCGGTGCAATGTCGCATCATTTAATAGGTGTTCAAAATGTCAGCTTTTATCGTTTCCGACTCCCACATCAACGCTCTGGTTCGCTATGCCTCAAGGCATAAGGTGGGCGTTTCCTATGGCGCAACAGTAATGCGTTTAAACGCTTTTGGCAATGAGCAAGCGGTGGCTCAGATCCTCTTTGAGGAGAACGTGAAAAGCGTTAATTATCGCTACTCTGAGAGCGAAACAACCTCTATAAATTACGACCGAGGCGCACCAATTCTTACAGCCATTCAAGCGATTAAAGCGGCTCAGTGCTTGCGTTATCAATCTTGCGAGCATCCAGATTTTGAGGACTCTCTGGCTTCTAAGTTTATCGAGGCAATTATTGCCGATGCTATCCCAAGGCTAGAAGGTTACGACTCTGCACAGTGGGCTATTTATGCCGAGGTGTCAGCATGAGACAACCTCCAAGCGGGTTCAAGCCCAGATCATTTGATGAGCGAATCTGTGATCTCGACCATTTGCAATTCACACACAAGAAACGAGCCAAACGAGGGTTTTATTATTGGTCAGAGAAAAGCCCCGACCAAATATTGCACGAGTTTCATTTGTCAGACTTTGCCAAGTGCAGAGCGTTTAAACAACTTAAGGTGAAATTATGAGCCAGATTAAAATTACGATCAACACAGACAATGCCGCATTTGATGACGATCTCATGGGTCAGGTTGCGAACATCCTACAAGACTTGGCGCATAACTTCAGGAATCAAAGCCAAGAGAGTGGTTTTCTTTGGGATGTTAATGGCAACAAATGCGGGTGGGTAGGAATTGATGACGATTGCACTAAATTTGAACCCGCACAAGAACATTACGAATGAAAGGCAGAAACATGACTTATTTATTAGGTATCGACTTTTATTATGACAACCCCAAAAACCGATTATCTATTGAAAAGATAATGTCAAAACATAATGGGACTTTGGATTGCGTTACAGATAAGAATGGGATTTTCTCATTCAAAGATAATGAATCCAAACAAAAAGCAGATCACGAGCTTTATAAACTTGGGATTATCTCGGACTCAGTTACAGACAGCGTTTAAACACATTGGAGAATTAAAATGACAGTTTACAAAATAGAAATGACTCTGCAATTAAATGAACAAAGTGATTTAGAGTGGTTTTTTCAAGCCATTAGAGAGTTACTAGAAGATGGCGAAACAATCCAAACAGCAAGATATAAACAAATTGATACAGAAAGCGTTTAAACATGACACAATTACAAGCACTCACAAAATGTCTAGTTTTGGCTATAACTGCACCAGACGACCACAAAGCTCAACGGGCAAGCGAATTAGCGGAACAATTAGCTAGGGGTTTATCAGTTGACCAAGTAGAAGATTGCAAGGCGCAAGCTCTTGAATTGGTGGAGGCATTATGACTTTTAAAACCTTCCTCATTGAGTTTTATCCTTACCATGATTGCGTTCACGCTGAATATGACGAAACAAGCGCAGAATCTTTAGAAGATGCGGTGGCTGAACTTAAAAAGTATCACCCAGAAGCTGAGATTTTAAACACCTATATACACACAGCGTGTTTAAACGATCTATGATTTATGCGTGTATTGCCTTAATTCTGCGAAT